ATCTGTAAAATCTTCATATAAATGCTTAAATGGTTCGAAGCATACTCCATGTACTTCATCAAAATCTTGCGCGGCTTTACGTAGTAAGCCTTGCCAAACCATAAGTTCCCAGCCTAGTTCGCCTGAGTATAAAGGAAAGAATAATATTTTTTTCATTTTAAATCTGTTACTGCTTGTAGTAATTTAGAGTCGAGCTCTGCTTGTAGAATTTCTGCGTTAGGGATTATACAATGACCGCCAATAGAACCGTCCGGAGGGGCTAAGGTTGGACGTACAACATTAGGCTTACCCAGCTCGCTATAACCACTATTATATGTTAGATTGTAATGTGTTTGAGCTTCATCAAAATTAACTCCATGTTTGTCACATAGTTTTTTAGCATAATCATGCCACGCAATACACACCCCATAGTAAGAAGTATCTAGAAGTTTAGCTATCTCTGTAGTGATAGACGATTCATACACATCACACTCTATACCTAAATCATGGGTAAAGTGTTGGGAAGCTGGTATAGCCCCTACCCCGCCAAAGACCTTTACAAATGTATGGATACCTTCTGCTAAGTTAGGGTGTACCCCTCTGACAGGTGAGTGAGCTATGTTAGGGTAGTCTGCGCTAATCAGTTTGGTTGTGCCGGGAGGCACAGTTGAATGGATTATAGTTAGACCTGGTTTTAAGGTATCGATATACTCGGATACCTGCGCTACAAAATCATAACTAAAAGGAATGCATATATTCAAAATATTCACTCCCCCTAACTCATCATCACGCTCCACATCTTTAATTAAGGGAACAAAGTTGTTCGCCAAATAAATGTCATCAAGGGCTTGCCCTATTTCACCGTACCCAATAATACCTATAGTTTTCATAGTTCTAAAAGTTCTTTCCACGCATCATAAATTTTGTCTTCGTCCCACAACTCGAATTTGGTCGTAGCGGCTTTGTTGCCATGGTAAGGAATTCCAGCACGTATACACTCAGCCCGAACTCTTCCAAATGCCTCAGGTAGGTCATCAGAGTTTGATTGGTATACACACGAAATGGAATCGTATATCTTTTGTTTGTCCAGCTCCATTCCCATGTGAATCACTCTATCACTAAGGATGGGCTTTATACTAGTATCATAGTACTCTTGGTTATGAATATTACCATAAATAAGAACTTTGTCGCATCCGTCCTTTAACGCTCTTTGTACTGATACATGGGTTTGTTTTAGAGGGCATAGAGTTCCTATCACTCCTGCTATATCACCGTCAGGTTTTTTAGACTCAGTAACTCCCCTCATACAGTTAGGTATTACTTTACCGTATACTCCCTGCCAAGACCGTTGGTCGTTGCTCACAAAACGAATTTTATCATACCCTTTTATCGGTTGCTCTTTTAATTTAAAAATCTCTTTCTCATGGCATGATAAAATTATTTTTTTAGCCAAAGGATGTCGTTCAGGCATAGGAAGAAAATGTCCTATTACCGTATCCCCTTTCTCTATATCAAAGTTATTAAGCATATCGCCCTTACATTTATCTAAATGCCATTCATGAGGACCGTACAAAGTACAATCATGCCCTCTCTCATTAAACAAATCGCATAGCTCCATTAAGGAAAAGGTTGAACCTCCTTCCATAGACCACCCTGTAATAATTTTTATCTTAGCCATGTTCTCTCTCCAAAAACTCCCATATTTCAGTGTCTTCCACCTCATTATTTTGTAAGATAACCTTCTCTAAATCTCGACCTTGTTGACTATAACGAAACTTAGGGTCACGTGCAGGGACATCAGCCCTACCCCGCTCAAGCTTAGTCCGATACTCTTCCTTGGACTTTACCCAGTAATGGTTTATCCTAAGTATGTCTGCGGTAGCAGGCTCGTTATAAGGTCCTGGGCACGGTTCCCCGTTTTCATTAACCGGCACTCCATTGGTATAAACAAAAGAATGAGGGTTATTAGCAGGGCATAAGGTATGCATAGGTTGGCAAATAGACTTAACATGTTTGTTTACTTCACCTTCTCGTTTAGTATAATTACGAAGTACACCCCCTCCCGGTCGAGTCTTGTGTCCGTTAGAACCAAAAAATACTTCATTAACCGCTATACCAGGAGCTTTACCTTCAAAGTCTTTAAGCCGTGTTTTTAAGTCTCCTCCGGGAGCAAACAAAAACTCATCTAAATCAATAAATGCCATCCATGTTGATTGGTCCCTATAAGCAGTTAAAGCATTATAGTAACAAGCAAGTTGGCACATATCCATCGTGTTATATGAATAGGTAATGTCTTTATGTTGTTCGCACAACTCTTTAGTGTTATCTGTGCTTCCATTATCGTAGAGGTAGAAATGCTCTACGCCTACGGACCGATGAAAATCTAACCACTCTTCCAGATTTAATGCCTCATCTTTAAGACAGGCGACTATACTAAGATACTTCATTGTTTTGATTTTGGTTATAGTGTTCCAGTGCCTGTGCTTTAAGACCCATACATTCTCGGTACAAATCTACCCGACCAGCTACAACCTTATTCACATCGAATAGATTATCGCATAGAAGTTTTAAGTTTTGCCCCATCTCTTTTACATGTTGCGGGTCTTTAATACACTTGGTTAATATTTTAATCCAATCACTCTTAGCGTTTTTGGGGTCAATCAAATAACCCGTCTCACCATTCACAATTAATTCATCATAACAACCTACGTTAGTAGCAATCAATGGTACTCCGTAACGAGCACCTTCAATAGCCTTAATCTCAGATTTAGAGTCGTTGAAAGGGTTTGGGTCAAGTACAGCTAAGTTAATATCTATGTTTCTATACATTTCCCCGTAAGTATTAGGTGGTAACGCAGGGTACACAGTGTAGTTTTTATTACCTTTAAAACCACGGGCTAAGGTACGTTCATACCCTTCCCAAACATCCCATTGCCAATCACGTTGGTCGGGGGCTTGGGTTGGTTTGCCATAGAAACCCCACTGAACTCGTTCCTGCCCGACCTTCTGGTTAACTAAGTGGGGCACCCCAGCAAAATGTTTCACATCAACATCGTGGTGGATACCTCCTACCCATCCTATTCGAGTTTGTTTTTTATACTTAGGAACCTTAGGTGCATTCCAACATGGAAGATTATAATCGATTGTATTTTTAACCACAACCAACGCACCTCTAACAAACTCAGCAATTCGCTCTGCGAACTTACGTTGTGTGACGGTAACTAAATCAGCATTACTATAAATGTATTTCGTTACATCATCAAGCCTTTGTTCTTTGTACACTTTATATAATCGATGCCCTTCGTATAAATCTGATAGGAGGTCGTCGGTGTCGAAGTGTGTGAACTTACCATGCTCAGCGCCAATGCGGAGAATGTCAGCGGTGTACTGTCCGCCAAAGTTGTGTATGTTTTGTGTAAAGACTACGTCCGCCCACTTTATATTTTCATACTCAAAATCCTCAGGTGTCTTCGCCCCAGTAGAAGCGTCCCACCCAAGAGGGTTATCATCAAAGCGAACCTCTACTTGGTCACTACAATGTTCTATTAACTTCTCCATAGGAAGGAGGATGCGGTAGTAAGCGCATCCTCCATGATTCGATGGACAAGCTAAAATCTTTAGCTTTTCTGCCATATGTTAGTCCACCTTTAAACTTTTTAAATGTGACATGTAGTCGTCATCGTCAGGCGCGACGTCTTCAGAGGTAACAGTTTCCGGCTGAGGACCTTTAACAGAAGCTTCTAACTCTGACATCATTAGCTTAAGTTCTTCGTAGTCGGCAACCTTAACAAGACCGTGGATATCATGAAGTTCGTCCATCCACTTTGCGTTTTGGGCATCAGTACCCGCCTCACTTTGTTTTGGTTTAGGAGAAGACTTATCGTAATTCGGCCATTGTCCTTGAGTATCTTTTACAATCTTGAAATCCCAACCTTCTTTCATGTCAGTGATATCGCCAAAGTCTTCGTCAAAGAAACAGTCAAGTACTTTACCGAAAAGCTTTTGTCCTACGGACAGAATCTTAACAGATTCGTCACGGCGGTCAATTACATTCATGTAATAACGTTTACGAGATTTGATTTGGCGTGCAAGTTCTTGTAGCTCTTTGCCTTTAGGACTCTCTTTGCCAATGGAGTTAATTTCTTTCCACATGTTGTAGTAAGTATCACATACAGGACACTTGCCACCCTTTACACGTGGGCAGTGATAATTCTTGTCGTTAAGACGGTGAATTGCAGTTTCAGCATAAAATTCTTGTGCGGCTTCGTCCTTTGCAGGAAGTACGCGCACGACAGATGTACCTTCGTCCATCATGAAGAATTTGCTTAGGAAATCGGAGTTGCCTCCGCCGCCTTGATTATTAATCTCAGCATATTTTTTTCTTAGTTCGTCGATGTTAACCATAGTTTTTAAAGTTGTTCAATTAGTTTAGCCTCTGCTCGTTTGTTCGCGGAGAGCTGTATTATTATATCCTTTTGGTGGTCCAAACTGGAGACAATATTCTTACATAAATTAAATTTATGTGCCTTCGAGGTGATACCTTGTCGAAGGGTTTGGAGTTCGGCTTGAGTCTTTAGATAGGCATCCAAGGCGCGGTCTGTTGTTTTCTGACCAGCTTGCCTTAGTTCCTCTCTACGAGCTTCGCGTACTTCTGCTTCTCGTGTTTCAAAGATAAGATTAGAGCGGTCTACCTCTTTCTTTGCGTATGCCATTACCCCTGCGAAGAACGCAAAGGTGGAGGGGTGGTTACCCATAGCCTCTTGGAAATTATGTTCAGAAATAGCTATGTACTTCTTAGTAATCTCCATGTAAGAGTCTTCGATATTATCGTAAATTTCTTTTATGTTAATCATTGCTTTCAAATATAAATTGGAAGAGTTCGGGATTTAATCCCGCCATTTGTTGTATCATGTTTGAAGTGACGCTTGTAAGAAACTCGTTACTCATCGTAGGAATCTCATCATCATCATTCAGACCAAAAACTTCATAACCGATATGACAAATTTCATGAAGCAAAGTTCCTTTGTAGTCTTCAGGACGTTGGTTAGGGTCAACAGTTAAGAGATACTTAGGAAACTCTACGCATCCATAAAGATTATCTTTTTCTAAAGACGTTTGTTTGATATCGAAAGTTTTAATGCCTGTGTAGACAGTCATCGGATGCTCGTACTTAGGGAATTTTTTACTCATTGTTGTGTGATGGTTAGTCGTGTGTAATCGATTCGGATTGGCACAATGTAACGTGCTCTACCGTTTCGCGATTTCATTACGAACATACGAGCCTTTCCTTCGTCAAACTCCTGTTCTTTTTGATTGATAGAAAAGGCTAAGTCGCACACACGAATCTTACCGTATGAATCAGCCAACTCAGCATCTGTAATAATGTCTACCTCTTTTCCTTTACGGTTTGTTTGTGTTGCAGTCCATACAAGGCACTTGTGCTCTACAGCGATACCTCGAAGCTCTTGGGCAATACGCTCTTGTCCCATATACTCAGACATAGTAGTATCGGAATTGGTCATCAATTCAAGATAATCAATACAGATAATGCCGGGATTAAAATCTTCGTAGTTACGTAATTGGTTTAGGTATGCGCGAAGCCCAGCTACAGTAAGTCTCTTAGTGGGAAACTCTTTAATCTTTAAGCGTCCCATGTTCGGGGCGGCAACCTTCATTTGGTCTAAGCGGTCGCTTAGCATCTTAACACCACCTTTTAATTCCGATTGCTTAATACGGGTAAAAATACTGTCCATACGTTGAGCGACACGGTCTTCCGACATCTCTAGAGAAATGTATAGAACATCTGTGCCGTCCATTACAGACCGAGCAGCTTGGTTAGCCAAGAACAATGATTTGCCTACTCCAGGAGGAGCAACAACCATCGCCAACTCTTTAGGGGCAAGACCACCTTCAAGCTCTTGGTTAATAGTTTCAAAAGGAGTTCGGAATTGAGCGTTAACCTTGTTATTGTTCAGTCTTTGGTAACGCTCTTCTACGCCACCGAAGTAATCGATTCCTAAGTCTACGTCACGACTGACAGACAGGGCTTCTCTAATCTGGTCTTCTATCTTACCAAACTGCTTCTGCTTAAGTAAATCTATAGAGTTGATGATAGCATCTTTAAGAGATTGCTCTTTTGCAAACTCTTCAACTTTATCTAAGTAAAACTCCTCATTCTCTAAGGACTTCTCATCAACAGTATTGATTTCTTTAAGCTCCTCTTTAAAGTCTGAGAGAAGTTCATTGTCGGACTTTAGGTCTCTAATCTCCTCTAAGATTTGCTCGTCGGAAGGGAGCTTCTTGTACGTAACGTAGTGCTCTGTAACTACCCGCCAAAACTTTTGGTGTTGGGGGAATTCGAAGTACGACTCCTTCACCATAGGCATTGCCTGTACTAGAAAGTTATTGTCAGATTTGGCTAGGTATACAATACCCCTCTGAATTGATTCTTGAAATGCGTATGCCATTAGTTGTTCCCTGTTGAGCCGAAGCCACCTGCGCCACGAAGTGTGTCATTTGAAGGTGAGTTATACTCATTAGAGTCCATCATATGGATTTTTGGACGTAAACTTTGCGTACAAACCACCTGGGCTATACGCTCACCTGTATTAATCTTGATGGGCAAAGAGGTTAGGTTATGTAACATAACTTTTATTTCTCCTCTGTAATCTTCATCAATCGTTCCCGGTGCATTGGGCATGATAAGTCCTCTCATCCCCATCGAGCTACGCAATCTAATTTGAGCTTCGTAGTAAGGCATTAACACAAAGTGCAAGCCTGTTCCTATCAGCTCTACTGCCCCTGGCTCGATAGTAACATCTTCGTTAGATGCTATATCAAAACCTGAAGCTTTCAAAGTTTGGTATTCTGGGTCTGGGTTTTGGGACTCATTAAAAATGTACACCTTATCCATCTGCTTGAATTTTTTATCCTTCATGTCTACGTCCTGCGTGTTTTCTCTCTATATCTGTTAAATGTTCTGATGCTGTGTCCATTACTACCTTGGACCTCTCATCTTGAATTCGTTTTTTCTCTGCCGCAGTTTCTGCGTCCAAAGGTTTGGCAAGACCTTGTGCTACTAATGCGTCCATGTCCGGAGTCATCTTCGCATAAGGTGTAGCTGATTTGCCTGTAAGTTGGTCGTTGCCCTCGAGAGCGTTCTTAGCTTCCTCAATCTGGGATTCCATCCACTTGTGTTCGTGGTCAGCACGGGCTGTAGTGTAGTGAGGATTATGAGTACCGTCGTCAAAATTACCTCTTACCCGTACCGTTGGTATGGAATCAATATCAACACAAAACTCAGCATATTCTCCACACTTAAAAGGGCATGGCATTCCCTCAGGTACCAGTTTAGGAGGTCTTTCCCAATTAGCATGAAAATAGTTATTCCCATCACAATCGACATTTTCGCAATGAAACCTAAACCGAGTTTTCTCGTTAGTGTTTTCGTCGCCTGCGAATTCCATTCCCATAACTTATTATAGTTCGCACACGCCGTTTTTACAAGAATCTGTAGACTCAACTTGAGTTTCCACCTTCCCGTCGCTAATAAGTTTATCTAAATTGAGGGTTGTCATATCCACAGCTTCCAAAGGTTCGTTGCCTCTAGACCCTGCTCGGTAGAATGTAAACCCTTTCATGTCATTGGCATACGTTAAAAGGTCTTCGTATAAGTTTGACGGTTCAAAACCCGCTGGAAGATTACACGTCTTCGAGACGGCTGAATCAATATAAGTTTGAACAACTGCCTGGACTTTGATATGCTCTTCCGGCGTAACATCATAAGCCCCCACACAATGCGAAATATCGCGACCCCGTAAGTATAGTTCTTTAAATAACGGGTCGAGGACAACAGTCTCATTCCAGATGCCGTCAGTGCCAGTGCGCCAACGACGCTTATAGACGGGAGCGAATATTGGTTCAAGACCAGTACTGACTCCCAAGACCATAGAGATAGTTCCAGTCGGAGCAACTGTGAGTAGGACAGCATTTCGTAGACCATTTTTCTTGATGTCTGAACGAATGCGAGAAGGTAATGTTTTGAAGAACTTTTCATCTTTTAGTTTACTCCAGTCGTAGGCAGGAAAACTACCTTTCTCTCTTGCGAGGTACATAGAAGTCTTGTATGCTTCATTTCTTATAGTAGCAAACAATCTATCTAAAAACTCTAGGCAGTCTTCAGAACCGTATTTATAACCTGCTTTAATTAGAAAGTAATGTAACCCAGTAATACCCAAACCAATACGACGTGAGCGTATACCGGCTTCATCACATTCCGGAATAGGAAAGTGGTTAGCTGTTAAGATGTTGTCTAGGAATCTGGTTCCTGTACGAATTGCCCGAGCCATTCGGCGCCAATCAATAACGCCATCCATATCAACCATATTAGCAAGATTGACATGACCAAGACAACAATTACCGTATGCAGGCAGAACTTCTTCACCGCAAGGATTAGTTGAAGGCATGTGTTCAAAATAGGAGACGTTAGTGTATTCATTTGCAAAATCTATGTTAAATATTCCTGGCTCACCAGACTCGATAGCGTTATCTATAATACGCTCCCAAAGTTCACGTGCGCGAATTTCTTTTTTAGTGGCTGTTGTAAAGGTATCCGAGTAGTGTTTTAAGTGGTGCAATTTAGCACGACCTATCGCATCTTCCTCATTCTTAGCTACAACATCTACAGTATCATCCCCTTCCTCAGAGGTGCGTGCCACTTCGAAAACAAAATATTTATTTTGTCGTCCGTTAAACGTAAAGTACCACTCTTCGTCATTCTCTACTGCAGAGATAAACTTTTTAGTAATGGCTACAGAAATATTAAAGTTAGTAAGTTCATTTCGGTCTAACTTAACGTGTAGAAACTCTAAGAAATCGGGATGAGTAATATCCAAAATTGACATTAGGGCAGTCCGGCGATTCTTTCCTGCGCGGACATGGTTACCAATCTCGTTAATCATTCGCATGACAGAGATTGACCCTGGCGCTGAGTGGTGGATATTCTGTATGTTATCGCCTTTAGGACGAATTTTAGAGAAGTTAAAACCTATACCTCCGCCACCACAAGAAATCTTGTACATGTCTGAGATAACTTTGCCTATACTGTCTACTGAATCCTCGGGGTCTAACACATAGCAGTTAAGCATGTTTTGGTGGCTTCTTCCCGACCCGTAAAGGATGCGACCTCCCGGGCAAAAGTCTCCGCTGTTAATAGCTTCGTAGAACTTCTGCTCAAACTTCTCTCGGTTCTCAGGGAATTCCGGGTCAGCTGCTGTCTTAGCAACACGCTTCGCGCACTCTTTCCATACAGTCTCTCCTGGGTAAGCGTACTTATCCATGAAAATAGTCTCCCCAAGGGAGTTTTCCGGTATGATATAGCCCATTAAGCGTCGGCTCCGTACACTAACACGTCTTCCTCAGGTAGAACTAAGTAACTTTCGTTATCAAGCATGATTTCTTGACCAGCGAACTGCGCGAATATCACATGCATTCCTTCGTCCCAATGCTGTCCTTCGCAATCGCTTCCTATACGTTCGACATAACCTTCACTTAGTTTCTTGTCTTGGTGACTTGCAGGCATTAAAATGCCTCCTACGCTCTGCTCTTCGTTCTTTTTACGTGAGACAATTAATCTTTTTCCATTTGGGTTGTAATTCATTTTTCTATGCTTTTTATTTAGTGATTTTGGTAATATTTTTACGTTTTGAAACCGTTAAAGTTTCAGAATATTCTTCAAGAAGAGAAGTTAGGTATTCGTTATGAGTAATTAAGAACAATTTCTTGTGTTTAGTGAGCTGATGGATGAGTTCAATAAGACCTTTAACCCCGTCAGCATCAAGGGAGTCAGCTACTTCATCAAAGAAAATGATGTTTGAGCGGTCCTTTCCGGTCAGGAGGAGGAGGTCATTTAACCCTAGCATTACCGCCAAAGAAACCCGCTTCTTCTCTCCCCCCGAAAGGGAGTCGAAGTGGCATAAGACTCCATCATTATAGAGCTCCTCTGACAGAGAATCATCGAATTTTATAACAAAATTTCCTTTAGTTAGCGTGCTTAGGTACGAGTTACATCTCTCATTCATATACTCCAGAATGTTACGGATTACGTACTTAATCAGCCCTGCTTCCGAGAAGGCGTGTTCCCAGAACTTCATAAGGTCATAACTCTTTTGTGCTGCCGTAGTTAGGTCTCCATACTTCCTAACCGACTTCTTCTCTTCCTTTTGCTGAGCGGAGAGGATTTTAATTTCCGCATCTACCTCTTTAAACCTTTCGATGGTTTCGAAGTCTTCCGTGGTTACAGGTATTTGCAAGGAATCTACTTCTTTGGCTAAAGATTTCACAGCTTTAACTAACCCCCTTTCTTCAGTCGACCACTCCTCTATCTTAGCCTCTAGGTCTTGAACTTTACCCCAGTTCATGTTAGAGAGCTTCCCGCAGTGCTCACAGTTCGCATCCTGTAAATTCTTTATCATTGAATGGGTTTGGAGTATACGCTCTCTAAGGACGTCTCTGTGCGTCATAGTACGTTCATACTCTAAATCCTTTTCATGGTGAGCACGTTCATGCTCTTGAATCTCGCTTAGAGTCTTACCAAAAATAAATTTATATTTCTCAGAACTTAAATAACTCTTAGATACCTTTTTCAAAGCCCGAAGCTTTTTAAGTTTGGTTTGCAGTTTATCAATTTTGTCCGTTCCATTACTTAACAATGTTAGGTTAAGCTTCTTCTCATGTAAGTACTTTGATTTTAAAGACTTAATAACGCTACGATTCTTAAACAGGTCTCCTACAGAAAGGAAGTTTTGTATAATAGCTCTCTTCTCTTCCGGTGTGGCAGAAAGGAAGTTGGTTGTGTTGCCTTGACCAAACACAATAGAGGCTAGGAATACATTGTGATTGATATTAAGAATCTGTTCGAGGTACTTCTGCGTAGCTTGAATAGATTCCTGTGTGCAGTTCTCATCTCCTACCGTAAGGGATAACATAGGAGCTTTCTTTACCCTCTCAATTACCGTATCCCCATTAACAGTAAGAACAACACGGCACTTACCTTTGGTACGGTAATTCTTTAAACTCTTATCATTGGTCTTACGTATCGTCTTTCCAAACAGTGCAAACATAACTGCTTCAATAATAGAACTTTTACCAGCTCCGTTAGAGCTTCGTGGTTTGGTATCGAAATTCTTACCAATAATACGAACAAGGTTTCCGTAGGAATCAAAATCTACTACAGCCTCCTTAATCGATAAAAAATTATATATTTCTAATTTATTTAACTTCATCTTTTATTTCCTTTAATGCTTTTAGTATATCTTTTTTATCAAAAACGGTATCACTAGCATTAATATACTCATCAATAACTGTGTCATCTAAACTGAATATGCGGTTCTTCGGGATGTACCCTGACTCAAACTTGGGGAGCACGTCTTCGAAAACAAGCTCCAAGCTCTGTATAGGATACTCTGCGAAAATCTCATCACGTAACCTTTGTTCGGTGTACGAGTCCAACTTATCCATCTTAACTCTGAGTATGGTGAAGAAATCCTCAAACTTATGTTTCTTAGCAAGGTCAGGTATTTCATCTATGGTACCTACGATATGCTTAATCCCTTTACCTATTGGCTTCTTGATAAGCTCTATCTCTTGCCCACGCAATACTAACTCATGCACAAACTTGGTAGCATTAGCTTCACCAAAAGTGTTAGAGTAGGCAGTGCCCATAATGACTACGTTTCCGTAGATTTTAGGTTTGTGTATATGACCTAGAAAAGCAAAAGGTTTTTTCTTAAAGTGCCATTGCTTTACACGAGCCTCGTATGCGTAATGTCCGTTAGACACACAGCCGTCAAATCCAAAATGACCAAACACAGGATTTTTATTTTTCTTTAAGTCAGCGATTATTATATCTTCATCTTCGTAATGAGGAATAAAATCAAAATCAATTTCGCCAAGGCGTATGGTCTCAGTATCCTTAACGATGTGAGCCTTCTCGGAGAACAAAGATAGGATAGTGTCGGAAGTACCATCTTTACGTAGGGTGTCGTGGTTACCTCTGTTAACGATAATATTTTTACATTTAATATTATCTAACAAATATCCGAACGCTAAAAGCTCTTCGCTTCGAGGGTTACGTCTTTCAAATACATCTCCATTAATCACGACGTAGTCGCAACGCTTTCTATTAGCTAAATAAAGTAAGGTTTCTACTTGTCTGTCTAAGAATCCTGGGAAGTAGTCTGCCCGTAAATGCAGGTCGGTTAAAATAACTACTTTAGCTGTTGTCGACATAATTTATAATCTCCTTTTTATTTAGGACCTGTCCGGTGGAATCAAACTCCACATCAATCATATCCCCGAAAGACTTACCTGCTTCAACATCGACCTCAAAAGGTACAATAAAATCTAAGCCGTACAACCCTTTAAAATCATCTGTGCTTTGTAACACGTACTTCATTAGCTCAACCGTTTTAGATAAATCTTTTCTAGAACACTGCACTTCCACGGAGTCGTGTACAGTCGCTAGAATTTGTGCATCCAGCCCTGTCGCAGCTAAGTACTTATTTAACCGTAAGATAGAGTGGAGCATGAGGTCAGACGCAGAACTTTGAATTACAAAATTCATCCCTTGACGTAGAGCTCTGTACTGATATTTACGGTTAGGGCTCTTTACGTTGGGTAAGTGTCTTCGGCGTCCAAAAATACTTACGGCGTACCCATTAGCTTTAACAAACTTATGAACAAAATTAATCCAGTCAAAAACTTTAGGGAATGAATCTTGGTAAGCCCGAAAAATATTTTTACAGTAACCTACATCTTTACCGATTTGTTCGGCAAGTTTGTTGGGTCCACCCCCATACACAATAAGAAAGCTAACGCTTTTAGCAATCTGTCTTTCTTGCTTGGTTACGTCTTCAGGCTTCTTGCCAAACACTAAGGACGCCGTAAACCTATGTAAGTCCTGTCCGGAGTTAAATGCTTCGATAAGGTTTTTATCTTTACAACATTGTGCAAGCACGCGCAACTCCGCTTGAGAGAAGTCAGCCGCAACAAAAACTTTATCGTCATCTGCCATCATCATACTACGTAGATTAACCGCATCATTTTCATCGGGGCGTGGTAACGTGTGAAAGGAAATACCTTTACGTTCTTTGCCTACTGAATAAGTGGAACAGCTGAGTCGACCGGTTACTACGTTACCGAAATTGTAACTTGAGTAAACTCGTCCGTCCTCGTTATACGCTACGGCTTTCTCCACCCCCTTTACATAGGTTTTATGTTGCTTTACACGTCCTTTGTACTTTAACAGAAGTTCGATGTATTCTTTTGCATCTCCTGTAGCAGTCACTGCTACTTTCTTTAGGTGAGCCTCAGTAATAGACGGTGCTTTGGTTTTCTTAGAAAACTCAAGCGCTCTTAAACCAAAACCTTCCTTCGTAAATAGAAGTAACCCCATATCCGAATTAGAGTTGGGGTTGACCTCATCAATAACTGATAACTCAGAAAGCTTGGTATACAGCTCAGCTACTTCCTTTGTAAGAAGCACGTCAAACTTTTTAACACACTCACCATCTACAAGAATACCTTTGTGTTCTATATTTGATGCAACGACCAAGATGTCTCTGAGTAGCTTGTCATAAACATGATGAACACCCTTGCTTTGCATATCGCTAGTCATAGCGTTATAAGCTCGTAGAGTAAAATCGGCGTCCATGGCGTTTCCCAACGCCATGTCATCCAAGGGCATATTAGCCCAGTCAAAGTTTCCACCGTTAGTTACGGTCAGCATAGTCTAGCTCCTGTATTAAGTGTCCGATATCAAAAATAAGATTAGAGTATTTACTGTTAGATAAATAGTCTTGTTGGGTTGCTTTCCCTATCTGTATTATAGTATCTAATATCTGTTTTAATGTCGCAGACGCCCGCTCTTTTTGTTGAGGTGGTAAGTTACTTCTAAGCATTAGCTTAACGTCTTTATAATGCGGGAAGTGACTTTGTAAGGGTCACAGGTTGCAGCAGGACGACGGTCCTCAAAGTAACCTTGCTGTTGTTGTACGACATGAGCTGGAATCCGCACGCTTGCGCTACGGTCAGAAACACCCCATGTAAACTTGTCAAAACTTGAAGTTTCATGTTCCCCAGTCAAACGCAACTCGTTTCCATCACCGTAAACAGTAATATGTTCGTCGTGGGTTTTCTCAAACTTCTTCATTATCTCGGCAGTCTCTTTTGAAGTAAGGCTTTCGCGTGTTTTTTCAGTAGAAACATTTACATGGCAACCGGCACCGTTCAGGTCCTTATAGATTTTAGGGTGGTAAGAGACTCGCATGTTGAATTTCTCTGTTCCTCGTTCCATAATGTACCGAGCCATCCACAAATCATCAGCAGCATCCAAGGCTTCCTTAGGATTGGTTTGGTATTCCCACTGAGAAATCATGACCTCTGCATTATTGCCAAACAAGGTAATGCCTGCCTCATGGCAATTTTTAAGGTGCTCTTCTGCTACTAGCCTTCCAATAACCCTACCGGCTCCGATACCACAGTAAAATTCTCCTTGCGTAATCTCCTCGGGTACAAGAGGCTGTTGCATTGGGTCAGTTAAAGTATACTCTTGTTCAAACCCGAACCAAGGAGAGCTTCCGCCCTCCTCTATTTGAGTGCGCAAATGATGGCGTTGGTTTGTCTCGTGAGGAGTCCCATCGGGGTTATTAACCTCACATAACACCAAGTAGTTACCTTCGCTAAAAGGGTTCTTGTATAAACGTACAGGGTGGAGGGTTCGGTCTGAATCACCGACACACCCTTGATGAGTGCTACCTCCGTCAAACGACCAGTCAGGTAATT